CAGCATCGCCGACGGCTTGCGGGCTTTGCTTGGTGTAAAGTCTAGGACCGAGTTTCACAATCAGCCGGAGACGGTGGTCGCATTCAATCGAATCAAGGGAGAATATGATAAATGGCTGATGAACGAAACAACATAGAGCCTAGATGCCTATCTTTACGAGAGTCCGCCAAGTATGTCGGGGTCAGCGTAGGCACATTTTCAAAGATGGTGAAAGCCGGACAAGCCCCTCAAGCCATCCGAATCACAGAGCGCCGTCTGGTTTGGGACAAGCGACAGCTCGATGGCTTGATTGACAACCTAGCTAAAAGATAGATATATTGGTTACGCCTGTGGTGCCCTCCACGCCACGGGTTAGGGGCGTGAGACCGCGAGACTCGCGCTTCTAATTCAACCCAAGATTTCGGTCTTGGGTTTTTTTTGTCTTTTTTTCACATTTTTGCAAAAAAGTTGTTGACAGGTGTAAACAGGTGAGTAGAATTCAACGCATAGATTCTTTTTTTGACCAACCGGAGACCATGACCATGAACCAGATCGAAACCACAGCCCGCGAATTAACCTTTGCCCAAGACAACTTCGACACCGAGAACACCTTCAATTTAGAGGTTCGCGGTTTCAAGGCAATGAAAAGCATCAAAGTGTCTTTGCACTTGAACTATCACACGCGCGACGACGGCATCGTGTGGGCAATGAAGCACAGCGTAACAATGAAGAGCCACTACAGCGCTGAAGATATCGCAGAGCGTAATCGATTGAACAGCGAGGAGCCTGTCCGCAATGGCGACATCGTTCGCATTAACTGTAACGAGTTGGGCGGCGATAAGCTCTATCGGGTGCGAGTGCTCGGCGATTTCAGCAACTGCGCAATTTTTGACCCCGTAGAGGCAGAGTAAGACCAAGGGGGTGAAAGCCCCCATCTAATGACCAAAAGGAGACCACCACCATGACCACTTTAGACATGACATCACAAGCGGCTTCAAGGCTTAACAGAATAGATCGATTGATTAGCGATCGTCCGTGGATAGCTTATATCGACGACGAGCGAAACATCGGCAACAGCTTGATCGTTACGCTAAAAGACGAATATTGCTTTAAGGATGACCCCGGATGCGGCGTCAGAGCCTTTGATTCTTGGGCGGAAATGAAACGAGAGACGATTCGTCATCGAGTCTACTGCACCGAATCCGCCGTCAACTAAAACCAAAGGAGACCATGACCATGACCACACTAACCATGACGCCAGAAACCGCCTTAATCCTTCGCGTAATCGTGCAAGACTACTTAGCCACACGAAGTGACTCGGAGACATACGTAAATCAGCGATACGCTCACATGAGCGAGGCGTTTAGACAGCACAAGATCGCAGACGTGAAGCACCGAGTCGGGCGAATGGACGCCCTGTTAGAACAACTATCGGAGGTTTGAAAAATGAAGATCAAAGACGCAATAATCGGGAAAATGGAGAGAATGGGGTCGTATGACTACGAGATAGACCCCGACGCCGAAGAGCTATCCAGAATGACCAATGAAGAGATTGTGCGAAGAGCTAGATTACGCGAGGCTCAGGCAAACGACCCTGTAAACTACCCAGAGCATTACAAATCCGGCGAAATCGAGTGCATAGACGCGATTGAAGCCGCCTTGACGCCCGAAGAGTTTAGGGGGTACCTCAAAGGTAACGTATTTAAATATACGTGGCGCGAGAGGCTAAAAGGCGGCGATGAGTCGATGGCAAAAGCTCGTTGGTATATCAACCGGCTTTTGCAAGATGACGACGCCTGAAGAGCGCGATTCTATCGAACGTCATCGGCTAGAGTGCGAGGCTCGTTACTGGATGAAACGGGTCTCGCAAATGGGGCGGTTTTGGTGGCACCAACAAAAACAAGACATTGCCAAAAAAAGAGGCGACAAGGGTCTGGCGTATCTTGTCGACGAAATGAATCGTCAAAGAACTCAAAATGAGTCAAAAAAGAGGGAGTCAAATGACTAATAAATGGACAAAAGAGGATTTAATCCAATGGCGGACTCGCATGGGTATGAACCAGACAGAGGCGGCAAAGCGCCTCGGTTACACCAACAGATCGGCAATGTGTCGTTACGAAAGGGGTCACGCTGAAGTCCCGACTCGGCTACAGTTGCTTTGCCAAGAGATCGAGAAAAAATCACCATCGAAGCCATGAAGACTTTACAGATAGTGGTCTGCAAAGACTACGTGGAGGTGTTATTCTTGGACGAAACACCGGGCGTAAATCAAAACTCATCCATGCACCAGCAATTTAACTCAATAGACGAAATGTTGCAGTTTTTCGACAAAAAAGATTCCGAGCTTTGCCTAACAAAAATGGAATTGAAGGCGCCGAGAGGATGATATGCCCATTATGCTCCGCTTGGTCTGAGGTGAAGGAAACAAGAAAACGTCAAGATGGGTCCAAATATAGACGCTACATGTGCGGGAATATGCACAGATTTTCTACACGGGAAATCGTCATCGAGACCAAACCCAGAGGTCTAAAAAAGAAAAGCAAGCCGAAGCCAAATTTACCCAGCTTCGCCGGTTTTGTTGATGCTCTCTAACTTACGGGGTCGATGCGCGACATAATCAGCCTCGACCATTAGACCGGCGAGGATAGCTAATCGATCCTTTTCGTTTACGCCTTTAACGCTTAAAACCAGCTTGCCGTCTTTGTGCTCTACTAGACCGTCAGCGACAAGCGTTTCAAGAATCTTAGCGTAGGGTTCGCGACCACCTAATACAGCGATAAGCCCACCGAGGCGAATATTTTGCTTATTCGACAATCTATTCACTATCTCCCTTTCATTTAGCCGCTACGCTTTTAGTCTTTTCAAAAGTTCTGAGTCCGCCTAATCCAAGCATTCCCAACAACACGGGCATCATTTGGCTCATATCAAACTCAGGAAGAGGTGGAAGAGATACTCCGGCAATAGCTGTCCCGAATAAAAGAACGGGCTGAAGAATAAAGTGGTAAGCAAAAGCAAAACCACAAACCCACCCAATGAAAGGTCGCCATCCGCCTTTAAAAATAGAACCTGAAGAAGCCTCCGCCTTGTTGACCTCAATCTGAGCCATTGCAAGCTCTTGAGCATGCTTTTCAGACATGGTTGCAATTTCATGGGCAAGTGCATTTTTTTGATCCTTGTCTTCAATGAACTTGTCTAGTAAGCCAGTTACCGGGGCGATGAGGGAGGCTATCATTTCACTTCTCCAGTCCCTGCCGGTAGCCAGTTGATTTTTGATAAGTCAAAACAGACTTGCGGTTTGCTTCCGGGCTAACGTATGAGCAATGAACCCATCCAGAGTTAGGATCACCGGATTTATAGTTTTCGAGTATCAACTGGTCATATTCGAGATTTTCCATAATCCAGACCGCCAGATCGTAATTGCTGATCGTTGGAACCTCAAAATCAGCCGCCTGACCCTTGGCGTGTTGGCTAGAAGCCTTTGATCCGATCGCCTCACACAATTCCACACACCTATAACCGGACGACGGCACAAAGGGGATGCCAAAATGATCTCGAACCGGCTGTAGGATTTTTTGAGCGACCAGCTCAAGAGCTTTTACATGGTCATCAGACGGGGTGTTGTCGATGTCCATTCGGTCCGCAGTCTGACTTTTGGTCAACTCAGCCAAAGAAAAATTAGGCGAAAGTTTCACGATCTGAACCCCTTAATTTGATTTAGAGCCTCGCTCCGAAAGTCTGTCGATCTTGTCTTCTAGCCTTCGTAGGTGGTCCAAGATACGACCATTCTCCTCAGAGTGATCCTTGCGCTTCATGTAGTCCTCACGAGTCATATTTAGCAAAATTTGTATTCGCTGAACCTCGGATGACAGGGACTTGATGTACCACGCGATCGGCAAAATAACGAGCGTAACCACAATCTGCCACAAAAGAGACAATTCCATGATCACAAGCTCCCGCAATCAATGGTTATCACGTCGGTAGATGATACCTCCAACTTTAACGCGCCACTAACCTCGACGAGACCAGCGCCACGATCAAGCTCTGCGACATTCCCTAGAGCCGCTAATAATGCGTTGAATTTATCAACCAAGCTAGCTAACTCGCCTCTGGCTTGTTTAGGGTCGTCTGTAGATGAATCCAAGTGGACTTTGGTTGCGTTACTAGGCAGTGCCATTTTTTATCGCTCCTTTAGCTGGACTTCGGACCTTTTAGGTAGACGTCGACGATTGCATCCGTCAACACGCCATCCTTATCGAATATCTTAAATTCTGCGGCTGGATAACTTCCTACCGTAGCCGACTTGGTGACAATATTAGACAACAAAACACTGGGGCTAGCGCTCTGTATTGCCGTAATCATGGCTTGCGAAATATTCGCCGCGCCGTTCGTTAGACCCAATCTAAAGTGACCAGTACCAATTTTAAGGAAATTAGCGGCAGAATAGGTGGATAAATCAATGTCATTAAAGTCAAAATCCACGAACTCGCCATCTAAAATCGTGGTCATCCCGGTGATATATGGGTCCGTGTCTGCCATGCTAACTTTGATCTGGATGTATCGAACTCCAGAAACGTTAGCGACCGGCACATAAGAGCCTGTAACGCCTCCATCGACCGAAGAGCCAGTCTTCATTGTATAGGTCGGTGTACCCCTGCCGTTGGCGGTCACGAGAGGCGTAAAGGTTGCATCGTTGCCGACGTCAATTACCGGCGTCTCATACTCTAAAGGTGAAGTCGAATCCACGATTTGAGACCACTCGTTCGGCAAGAAATCCCATGTTGCAGGTAGAGACGCCCACGTCTGCGATCCTTTTGAGGACAGCGTGTTTTCATTTGTCAACCAAGTGTTTGCGCCTAAAGTGCCACTCCAGAAACTGTCTTCCTCGACTCGATACTGCAAAGCCTCTCGGATACGTGGGTCACCTAGCGTAGCAGTTATGAAATGAGCATTAGTAGATTCATTCCCGCTTGAATCTATCATTTTGATGCCAAACGAGTAAGTCCCGGCGGAAAGCTCGTTGGTCTCGTATGGCGAAGCCCTAAAGACGTCTCTAATCTGGGTCATTTGGTCCCAAGTTGCAGACAGGTTTGTGCTGTATTTGATTAAAGCGCCACCGCCAGCGACCACATCACGAGGGAAATTAGCCGTTGAAAAAGAAAAACGCCGAGTCCCGTCAGGCAGACGAACTACCGAGAAAGACTCTATGTCGGGAGGCGGCGTATTTTTACCGTCGACCAAATACGACAAATTGGTAGCATAGGTAGACCTCATGCCTGCGATATTGACTGAAGCTACTCGAACGTCATATCTAACGCCATCCTGAACCGGTCCGATAAAGTATTCAGTAGACGAAGACGATATAACAACGGTCGTGTAGGTAGTGTCAGACGACCGCTTGTAGCCTAGCTCATAGAAAAGCGCAAAACTGTTGGGTGGCTGGACCCACGTAACATAAATTCTCGGAAACACGGTACCGTCCACGCCGACACCGAGGTATTGATCGCCTGAAAAAAGGTCCAGTGCAGACGGTGGCTTTAATTGTGTAAATGGGCTAGGTAAATTGGTGTTAGGAGTCACATCTATAGTTAACTCTTCGCTGGTCGTCCACTCATAAATCGATGGGTCAGCTTCCCTTAAAACCATATTGACGCCAAGATACACCCCGTCTCCAGACGATTCGGGCGTAAGGGTGTGCTCCATTACCCGGAAAGCCTTGGTGGGTCTAGTTAACGTCATCGAGCCTGAACCGGTCGTCGTCAGATCAATGCGAACCCCGTAGATCGCGTTGGTGTAGGTCGTTGCAAGTGCGACGGCACTATTAAGTTTAATTACGAAGTATGTCGTACCACTAACCAATGGCGATGGCAATGTGCCGGTGCTTGAAATAGTGACCCTGTCTCCAGCCTTGAATCGGCTAGTAGACGGCACCTCAATAAAGTTGCTCGCTGTGCTTACGCTTAAAACCGGCTCGGAGTAAGCCGTAAACCCGAATTTTTTATTACTCAGATAGATAATGTCACCGACTTGCGCCTGCATGCCCGTTAATTTCATTTGAACCGATACGGTTAGCTCTTGTCGTGCATCTAAAAGCGCGATTTTTGCTAAACGTTGCGCCATGTGTGGGCTGGTGCAATACTCGAAAGCTAATTCTCTGGTTAAAGTCTCCCCGTCCAATGTCGCGAGCGCTTCCGATGTGATTGGCGGGTAATCTGTGGGTTGCCAGTCTGTAAATGGATCAACGATGGTACCCTTGACCTGATTAAATCGATCGCGCATGCTACCTTTCGGGGCGACCTCTAGTCCAGCCCTTAAGTCGTCCTCATCAAAAGTTAATGTAGGCGTCGGGTAGTTAGCCGGGATTAAGTAAAATTTCCCACCAGAGTAAGACAAGCTAGCGCCTTGAGCGACCAATAGGGCGGCGATAACTTGCTTGGGTGTCTGGGAGGTGTTGATCGTGCCATTTGCCGTGTATCTTGGTTCGCCAGTCCTCACAATGTTAATGACACCACTGCCTGCTGTGGTTATATCTATGGCTATTCCGGCTCTAGCGTCTGCCAGTGTCAGCGCCAGTTTGACGTGAGTCCGCCCGGTCGGAATAACATAGTATGTTGTCGATGCGCTAAGTGGCGCCGGAAGTGTATAAGCGGTTAAATAAACCCTGTCACCTGTCCTGTAGGCGATAGAGCTTTGAGTTGATTCCTTAATCAAAAACTGATTAGTTGTTATATCTACAGATTGAATCTCTGCATAAGCGGGATTAAGGTTCTGAATTTCGTCCGCCAAGTTAGCGCCCGCGTTTATGCGGGTGTCGTCTACTTCCGAAGAGCTAGCGCCGAGACCGTAACGAGTATTGGTTAGATAGTCTCGCAAGATTAGAGCCGGGTTGTCCGTCCACCCGGTGCTTCCAGATCGAGGATCGTATATTTTTTTGCCTCTTACGATGCAACTAATAGTCGGGATGCCTTGAGGGAAAACCTCACGGTTATATTCCAGTCTTGCGTAAAAATACGCTATTCCTTGCAGTCTATGGTTAGATGTCCACTTGTCGCTAGCCTCGCTTATTAGGTCCGGGTCTGCTACCTGAGACGATGTGCCAAGATATGCGCGAATTTTTGCGTAGCCACCACGACGAATGCCGTCTTGCGCTAGTACGCTCCCATACGTTCCCCCGGAGACCTTGGTTAGACCCGCTACCGGGTCGCCTTCAAAATAAATAGGCTCATCATTGAAATAGAACTGCTCATATCCATCGATTTCGTGACCAGCGATAGCGACTATCAAGTGAAGGACGTCATCGTTGTTGGTAGTGTGTAGGAAGACAATTGGTCCGCTCACCTTAATTCTGCCGTAAACCGTCCGACGCTCTGTAATTGGCTGTCTAAACATGGCGGTTCTTTGAACAGCCTCGGCATTAAAGGCGTTCAAATTGCCCTGCATTTGCTTGGCGGAGGTGTACGTTACAGCGAATGTGGCGATAGCGGCTAGAGTCGCAATGGTCGCCGTAGTCATCCCCAAAAACGTTACAGTAGATGCGGCGACGGTTGTATAGGTAATGAACGAAGACGCCGCCGCTAGGGTAATTGGATCGGCAAATGCCAAGCACGGGATTACCGTGGCAATAGCCATCAAACTGATTTGCAAAATTTTGGTGTTCATACGCGCCAACTTGTTGTACCCATTGAGATCGGTATCTGTAAACAGCCTGCTTCACTCTTGACCCAAATTTTCCTGCCGCACTCGGACACCACCCCTGTAAGGTTGGACCCGTCCGCCATTCGACAGAATACGACGTCTCCGGTTTGCGCCTGCAAAACTGGCTTAGGGTCGCCTAACCAAAAAGACCAAAAGCCAACAATGTCCCCCGTCTGGCTTTTATAAAACCGATTATCAGAGAGGTTAGCGCCACTCGATAGGACTCTATAGGCTTGGATTTTTGATTTATACAGACCCTTTATTCCAGACATTGGATCAGACCCAATTATCGACCCAATACAGGCGCCTGCAAAGCAAAAACAGTCTGTTTTACCCCATTCAAACGGCAAATTAGACCAAGTATCAATGGTCGTGCGAAGTCGGCTTTGCCAGCCATCAACCCTTTGCGCATGGTAGAACCACGGCGCCTTCAACTCTTGCTGTTGACGCCCCACGTCACTTCAGTGTCTTGGATTGATGCGACAAAATCCAAACCTTTGTCGTTTGGATAATCGAGTTTCTGGTCTTCGGGTGTGTATCGTCTGACCCTAGCTCTCTCTAAATCGATCATTCGATTTTCTACGGTCAGATTGATGGTTGCGGTCTCCGGGCTTTCGCCGATCTGCATGGTGTCTATCCGCCCCTTAAATAGCAGATATGGGTCGCCGAAAGGGACGTTTAAATGATTCATAGCCCCCAAATAAACCCGCGTCTCGTTGCCTTGGTACTGCTCACTCAGAGCTAGAGCGACCAGATCATCCGGGATGCCCGATAAACTTATTGAGATTCCAGCCGCCTTGTTTTCGGTGGACTCTGAAACGGCGCTGATAGAGCCAAGCGTACCCGTCCCGTAATATTGGTTCCCGTCAAGTGTAATCGTGCCGTAACCGCTCCATGCCCGGCTAGTGCCGCTGTCGAACTCGATTTCAACAGCCATAAATGGGCGTAACTGCGCGGCGATAATTTGATCATTTAACGCGCTGGATAGACTTCTAGCCATTTAAAGAGCCTCGGTGCAAGAAAAGCTAAATCCAAACCGGGAGACGTGGTCAGAATCCCAACCCAGCTCGGAGGCGTCCATTCTAAAAAGCCCTCTCGGGTTGCTAAAAATAACCGATTCAGAGATAGGCACGACTTGCTTAATTTGAGGCTCTACGACTAGGGTGGCTGTACCAGAGCCGTTAGTTGTCGCATCCGAGACAACCATGTGCAACTTAGCAGAAAGACCCGTCCCGAGCTGTACGTAATCTCCAGCCTTTAGGATTGTTTCATTGAGCCTAGAAGAAACTACGGGTATTTCGTGCGCGTAGACAGCGACCTCAGAGGTTGTGACCAAAGTCCCACCGCCGGATAACGTGCCGCGCGGTTGCTTGGCGTCAGGGTCCCCCATTAAAAACGTCCCTAGCCTGCCGTGAAGCCTTAAATAGAAAGCCTGCCAATATGCGGCGTTAGCCCGCTTCATGGGTGGCAAGCTAATCGTTGCCTGCCATAGGGCTAAGTCGTACTCCTGCACCTGTTGAACACCGCTAAAAGGCGATGCAGAAACAGCAACAGCTCGCTTCAAAACCCAATTTGAACCCACAATCCCGACGTTGGTCGGCAAGTCTAGCGGATATGTCTCGTATGCCATCTATTAACCTCCAAATGCCGCCGCGAAAGAGCCGCCACGTCTACGCGCCTCAGCTACCGCCTGTATGGTGTCAGACTTTATCACGGGCAAAAGAGACAACATTTCGGCTCTAACGGTCTGCGACACTCCCGTCTCTACGTTTACGGTCTGGTTAAAGACGATCTGAGCACCGCCACCTAATGCGTTTTTGGTGTTCATGTTGTTTAAAACAGAGCCAGAGCTGGATGGGATAAACAACTCAGGACCACGCTCGCCAACAAGCGTCGGCACCCCGGCTTGCATCCTACCGCCACCAGCCTTGCCACCCATGCCCGGTATCGGGATTGTCGGCAAAGCCTTGTCACCAGAAAGACCAAAGACCGAATTCATAATCCTATTGACAATCGCCATTCGGATAAACATGCTGATAACTTGTTGGATAATTGATCGGGCGAAGTCGCCAAAAGACGAAAGTTTCGTCTCCATTCCGGCTAAAGCGCTAGCCAAGCTATCAGCCATTTGATTGGCTCCGCTTGAGAATGCGTCCATTAGTCCTTTGTTAACCGTGGTCATTTCGTCGCTAACCTCGCTTAGTGACTGCGTCGAGCCTGTCAGCTTCCTTACAGCCGCGTCGTAAACTTCAGCGCTCAAGCCCAGATCAAAATAGAGACTGTCCAAGAATTCCATTTTCTTGGTGTATGCGTCAGCTCTAGTGACATCATTATCTGTAATCAATTCAGCAACCGCCGCCTTGATATCCTCGGCGTAGCCTAGGGCGCTATTGACTTCCTCTACCGCCTCTCCAACCTTTTCGGTGCTTTTGAAGAGGTTTTGCATGGCTTGCTCATACTGCTCGACGCCTATCTTGCCGCTAAAAAACTGATCGTCGACGATCGACATGATCTGCTTGATGTCTTTCGCCCGCTTTATAAGGTCTGGACCCAGAGTCTCCTTGACCAGCTTTTCAATTCGCTCGTTCTCTTCCTTTAAGGCTTTAGCCGCATCCTCGGCGGGCTTCTTGCTTGCTTTTTCTTGAGACGCGATCGATCCAACTCTGCCAAGTGCCCTAGGATCGACAAAGCCCTGCCCGCGAGTATTGGCGCGAACGACGCCATAGAGCATTTTTAACTCTTCACGCAATTGACGAACTCGCTCCAGCTCTTGGGTGTCCACAAAGCCGCCGCCACTCATTTCCTGCTCTGTCCTTAAATTGGACATAGCGGTGTCAATTTGCTTGAGAACTTCTCTGATTCGATCGGTTCGCTCTAACTCGTCCTTAAGGTTGTCGGTGCCGCTCTTGCCAAAAAGTCCGTGTCTTATAATGCTCGTCAGATTTAATCCAGCCGCGGTAGCGTCTCGCATGCGGCTGATAATGTCAGTTAGCCCTCGGGTAAATTCGACGATAAAGTCATTTACCCCGGATTTGCCGATCGTGACCGCAAAAGAGTCTACGGCGTCACCAAAGTTAGAGAAGGCGCCTGTCAGGGTGTCAGCTTGCCTAGCGGTCGAACCCGCAAATTCAGCCGCGCTTAGATTCTCTAAGTATCCAAGAATCGCCTCTGAGTCCTTCTTTACTTCCGTGGTCACGCCACCGAAAGTAAACTTGACTTTATCCCCCTCTTGGCTCGCTTTGATACCGAATTCTTTGAGCCGCTCGAATTCTCCCACGGCGGCGTCTGCGACGGCTTCTACAAACTGATCGAGAGACTTACCGGTACCGGACGCGATATCGCCAAATGCCGCAAAAGTCTGAATGGTAGGCTCTAGTCCTCGGGCTACCAGTTTGTTGAACCCGCCCACCACCTCATCTAAGGCGAATGGGGTAGTCGCCGCGAATTGCTGTAACTTGGCGAATTGAGCCGCCGCCGCCTCTGACGAGCCGGTGAAAGTGATCAGGCTAGCTTCTAGCTTTTGAAAAGTCGCATTGGCGCTTATGAGCTTAGTGATTGCGGCGCCAGCCCCAATAGCCGCAAAAGCACCGGCAATTTTTCCCCCCAATTTGGAAAAAGCGCTACCGGTGCCCTCGGTCTGTTTTTTGACCTTGTCTAAGTCTTTCCGTAGTCCACTTAGGTCGGCTTCTATGCGAACGAGTAGAGTGTCGATTGGTGTAGCCATTAGTCAGGATATCTTTCCATTAAGTCTTGTAACTCGTTACGAGTCAAAGGGGCTTTCTCACCGCTCGAATTAAACTGCCTGACGCCATCACAGGCGGCGTAGAATTCTTGTAAACTCATGCCCCAGAATTCGTCGGGCGAGAGTTGCAAGACGCCTAAGCCGATCTCTAGGAACCGGCGCCACGGGAGTTTATCTACACGTTCGCCCCCTCGTTTCCCAATTCATCCGAAACCCCAA